CAAAGCATACTCCATTCATTTGCAATAGAGCAGTTATTTCAGCATAGAGCAACTTAGCGTTAGGTGTTATGTCTGCATATCTAACGTGTGCAGGAATGTAAGAGTAGTAGTTTGGTTTCTCCATTATATAATTTTAATAGTAAAGTGATATTTTTCCATTGCAATATTAATATTTTCTATTTGATTTGAAAAATCAAAGTAGGTAGTTTTAATTTGACAAACTGCTTCTCCACTTTTTACTTCAAGAATTACATCTGAGTTATCACTCTCTCTTACCTTACTTTGTAGTAGGTGATTTTTCATTTGTCTTTTATTAATAAAAATTTCTTTCTCTCCATCTATGTTTTTATATTCTTTATAGATTTTAGTAAAAATATTTCTATAAACACGACACCTTTTAAAATTCTTTTTGTGTGTTCTTTCGTAGTGATACGTTGCAGTTCTATCTCTATCTAATATATCAGCTATAACATTTCTTGAGATATCTTCTTCAGTTAAAGCAATATAACCTGCTGCTGACCTAGCTGACTGTAATCTACGTTCTCTTGATTTACTTGATAGAGAACCTTCTTCTAAACCCATAACTCTCGTAGTAAGGCTGCAAATAGCTTTAAAGTTTAATTTTTCTGTCATCTTAGAATGGCATATCATCAGGAGTAGTTCCTTTAAAATCTACACCCATTATTACATCATCATCATCATCAAAGCTCACCATCTTGCTTGTATCTTCTTGGGTGTTTTTTTTAAACTTCCATCCCTGAATGTTATGATAATACTTACCACCAAATTCTCTTGAAAACACATTACAATCAACTGTAAGTAAATCTCCTACCTTCAAGTTGTTTAACAGCTTAACTTTATCTTCTCCAAAACATTCAATAGCTACTATATTATTGTAATCAGCTTCAGTATCTATTACTATTATTTGTTTTACCCAAGCCTTTCCTGCTTTTGATGTTCCTGCTTCTTGTTCTAATTTTTTTACTAATTTACCTTTTACTTCCATTTTTATTTATTTATTTAATTATTAAAAAAAGGCAGGGGGGAATTGTAATCGTTTACAAAGTATAACAGCGAGTTAATAATTTAAATTACTAACCCCCCAACCTATGTTATTTATTTTTTAGTTTCCAATTTATATACCTTGTTATTTCATCGCCATCAAATAGCAATTTCTTTTTTTCAGGACAATAAACGTATTCCTTTCCGTTAGTATGTTTTTTAGTTTGCAACTTTTGAATAGGAAGTCTGTATAAAAACCTACCTATCCCCCATTTAACACAAGCTCTTTTAAAAGCATCTGACACTTTACCTTTTTCTTTTTCCACATTAGATTCTGAGCCTGTGTCTGATTTCCATACCCAATCAGAACCTTTAAATATACCTATTTTACAAAATAGTTTATTATCTTCTGTGTAATATATACTTTGCCAATTCATAGCTCCTACTACTTTGTCAAGTATATCCATACAATCTCGTGCATCTATATAGGCTACACAGGTTGCTTTATTATACTGAATTGATTGTATTCTCCATTTATAAGGTATTTCCTTATGTAAATCTTTAATTATATCCTCTATTTTCATATCGTTGTTATTAGTGCTTTGTTATTACTCAGTTTATTATATCTTTCTTTATATTCAGCTAGTTTATTTTCTACTATCTTATTTTGTGTTATAGCTTCATTTTCTCCATACATTCTTTTTCTATGCTCATACCAATAAGAACCTTTTGGCTCAACCTTAAAGTCAAAACACTCATTTAAATTAAGTCCTGTTAATTCTATATAAGTATCTAAAGATTCATCTATCTGCTCTCTTGTTCCAAAGATTCTTATACTTGGCTCTACTTTCTTTATATCTTGAAACCATCCCTCAGGAGATAGCTTAGAGATTGTTTTATACACTCCATTGTTATAGAAATGGAAATCTTCGCAAATTAGTAATTCCATTGTAAGAATAAATAGAAACAAGCGTAGGTTAAGGATAGTATTCCTATAATAGCTAAGAAGAACTTAAAAGTGCTAATTTCTTTACAGCTCTCATTATAGTCAATAACGTACTCCTCTAATTGGTTAATGTATTCTCCTTTATCATTCTTCATATTAAAGAAGTCTAAAGCTTTTACAGGTGTAAGACTAAAGCTTATTCCTGTTTGTTTATTTGTTAATCTCATTTTAGTTTGTTTTAATCTTGCGAGGAATATCCCTCTACCACGAAAACCCCAACTATTTCTAGTCAGGGTGTCGGTGGTTTTTATGTTTTACATTGTTGTTAAGTCGTAAACTATATCTTCTAAAGTTTCATCTACATCGCGAGTGTGATATTCAGGATAGTTTTCAATTCCACCATTATCTTGTAAATCATAGCAAGTTTGTTGTGTTGGAGTAATTTCTACTACCTTTTTGTTTACCCAAGTTGTTCCGTTGTAGTGTTGTGTTTGTTGAACTACTGTGAAGTTGAATCCGTTTTTAGTAATTGTCATCTTAGTTTGTTTTTAGTTTTTATAGTTTTTTTTGTAATTTATTTATCTTGTCTTTTAGCATTTCAGCTCTTCCTGAATTACCCAAATCTTGTTGAAGTTTTAACTGCACTTCTAATCTTTCAATTTGTCTTTTTCTACTCCAAGCTATTTGATTTTCTACTTCTTTCTTTGTCATTTTAGTTTGTTTTAAATTTATTTCGTTTTAATTATGATGCAATAATACAAAGAGTTTTTTAATTAACAACTATATAAACACAATTATTTACAAAGTTATTAACAATAAAGATGTTAAGAAGGGTATTTACTAGATAAGAAAGGGTATTAAATAGAAAAGAATAAAACTATAATAATTAAGAAAAAATAGAATAAAGTAAGCTTAGTAGAGTTTTTTAGCTTCATTATAAAGGCATTAAAAGATTAATTGGTAGTGTACCATTGTTCAAAACAACTGCACAGCCGATTGCTTGTCTTTTAAAGTTCTTAGCGTAAGCAGCAGCATAAGTAGTTGAATCAACTCCACAACCTACCTGCATACCAAATACCCTAAAGCGTTTACCAACGAACCACTTGCAATATGCTTCAGTATGAGTATGTCCACAAACACTAGACATTAGATTGTTCTTAGCTTTGGCTTGAGCCTGTCCTCCTTCTCCGTGTTCATATAAGACATCATCATATACTACTGATTCTACCCAATTCCAATTAGGAGTTCCTAAAACTTCATTATAACCTTTTATCCAAGCTGAAGGAATACCACCTGTCATAGCTTTACGAGCAGCCATTCTATCGTGGTTACCAATACAAACATCAGCATTAGGAAAAGCTTTATACCATTTAGATAATTTTCTAACTGCCAAACTTAATTCATTACCTGCTGACATTCCATCAGGGTCAGGTTCGTGATATGAGAACCCGTGTGAATCCACGCAATCCCCAATTATTATTACTTGATTGCAATTATAAGTTTCGTATTGCTCTATGCAAAATTCTAAGTAGCCATCAAGACAAAAGGGTTCGTGCAAGTCGCCAATCACTAGAATATTCCTAGTGTCGGCTTCTCGCATTTTTTTTATTGCTTCTACTTCGTGAGGTTTTAACCTCATTCTGTTATATGAATCAGGTTTATTACTTTTTTGCAACATCTGCTATCCCTTGTCCTACAATAAGAGTTAGAATTGCATAGTACAAATCTTTAGCAGTATTTTCATCTACTCCAAGATATGTCACTATCGTTGGTATTACTACACTTGATATAGCATACCAAAACTTTTTTGATTTTAACATTTGTCCGATTAGGTACTTTTGTAAAAAATTTTTCATTTTATTTTTTTTAATTATTAAATTTATTTAATTATAAAGCCAAAATACATCTTGGTCTTTTTTCTTATCAACATCACAATGTATAAAAGTTTTCCCAATTCCAATTCTCGTTATTCCAACTTCTAATAAAGATTTAATTATTAAAGCTCTATTTCTACTTAACCTGCATTCAATGTCAACAGCTAGTCCGTATTGATGGCTTGAACCTACCCTACCACCAACTTTAGCATTCCATTTTTTTGTTCTATAACCACTATTAATTTTAAAAGGAACACCTGCATTATGTCTTGCATAGTCAAGCTTTTCAATAAACTTTTCATCCATTTTTGAGCCACTTCCAAGCTCATCGGGACTATCAAATTCTGATAATTTAAAGTATTTAAGATTAGTTGTTTTAGCCATTTTAAAGCGTTTTAAGGGACTTTTAAGCCTTTCTAGTATAGTAGTATTAAAAAAAATATAACTTAAAAATACTAGAGTAGAGCATTATTTTT